AGTCAGCCCATCGGCAGTCACTGTGCCACCAACATCAAGATTGCCAGTAAGAGTACCACCTGCTAGAGGTAGCTTAGTAGCAATATTATTAGCAGTTGTAGTAGCAAAGTTAGGGTCATCACCTAGTGCTGCAGCTAATTCATTTAATGTATCTAGTGTACCTGGAGCAGAGTCTACAATATTAGCTACGGCTGTATCAGCATAGCCTGTATAGTAAGAACCATGTTGTCCATCTAATGTATCAGCATCGATATTTAATGCATCAATGTCAGACTTAGTTTGATCTGCTGTAGCGCCAGACTCTATAGCGTTTAGCTTAGTATGATCTGCATCCGTAAAGACATTACTGTCAGTAGCAGACTCAACAAGTGTCCTGATCTCCGCTGCTGTTTGGTCAGCAGTAGCACTCGCTTCAATAGCGTTAAGTTTAGTGTGATCCGCATCTGTGAATACATTACTGTCTGTTGCGGCTTCAACAGCCGCCCTTATCTCTGCATTAGTTTGATCACCTGTAGCGCCAGACTCAATACCGTCTAACTTAGTACCGTCTGCGGCAATGTCTCTGCCGTCTACTGTGCCAGATACAACTATATTGTTATTGACAGTTAAATCATCAAATGTACCTGACACTATATCAAACGCATTAAAAGCTACAACTTCTACAACATCATTTACTGCTGCACCTGTTGCTAATACAACGTCTGAACCATTTGTTGCTGTAAAGTCGGAGCTATGTAATTTGATGCCATTTAAGTAGACATCTAAAAAGTTTGGAGTATACCCACTCGTAGGAAAGCTAGTTTGACCAGCAGTCGCTAGAAAGCTATCCCGTGTTTGAGTAGCTTGTGGTACTAGTATATTTCCTATATAACCTGACATTTATTTATCCTATTTTAGGCTGTAATTATACAGCACCCCAACTTGTTGTTTCTTCGTTCCATCCATTATCATTGGTCATTTATGGTATGAACTCTACCCATTCTTCGTCTTCCTCATCCCACCTAAACATTTTGTCCCCATCAACAGGAATAGGTACAGGAGGTTCCCACGTATAAGTTTCAGTATTTAAGACCCACCCTTTACATGTAGATTCACCGTAAAACGCATCATTCTCTCTATCATAATTTCCACCAATACTTGCGTAATTCATTCTTAAAGGTGTTCCACCTAATGTATGAACTCCGCCATGAGTATTATAAGATGTCTTTATCCATTCACCAGGACTGTCATCCACGAAGGTATCAAAGAAATCTTCTTGTGCAACAATAACGTTTAGAACTTTACCTTCTAATACTTTTGCATAGTGTCCCATTTTTTTCCTATCCTTCGTAAACAAATGAACCTGATGATGTAAATGTATGATACTGGTAGCCCCCAGATGATGTTATTGTTCCTCCAGTTGCTTGAGGTGAGCTTGCTTGATACCTAACTATTACCACTCCACTACCACCAGTATTAGTCGTATTGAAATTATTATAACTATTAGCACCGCCACCGCCACCTTTATTTGTAGAGCCAGCCAATCCAGTCGCACCATACTGACCACCATCACCGCCACCGCCAGAACCACCAGAAACCATCCCAGAACCAGGCCAAACACTGCCACCGCCACCACCTGCGTAAGCTGTATTATTTCCTGACCAAGTAGAGCCAGCACCGCCAGCCGCACCATATATACCGCCAACCGCTGTAGCACCGCCGCCAGAGCCACCATAATAAGTAGGGTGTCCACCTTGACCTCCGCCACCAGCAAACCCTTGACCTGACGTTCCAGCACCACCAGCACCACTGTAGTTAGTACCTCCGCCGCCAGAACCACCAGCACTACCAGCCGCACTATTATTAAAGCCGCTTGCGCCTCTACCCCCACCTATTGCAGTATTAGAATTGAAAAAACTATCACCACCATTAGAACTAGAGCCGCCAGCACCTACTGTTACTGTGAAAGTGTTTGGAGATAACTCTGCATTTGAGAGAGCTATATATCCACCAGCACCGCCGCCTCCACCGATATGAGTACCACCAGAACCACCGCCAGCAACAATTATAGCATCAACAACTAATTTAGGTGCATTTGGGAATGTGTACCATTGACCATTATCCCTTCTATAACTAGCGTTTTTAACTGTGTTGTAATACATCATGCCATTTTGAGGATTAGAAGGCGCACTAGACAAGTTAGCTAATCTTATTGTGCTATTAAGTGTTACAGCACCTGTAAAAGTACCGCCACCAAATGGATTACCACTGGGTCCAGTTGCACCCTGTGAACCTGTAGCACCAGTATTACCTGTTGGACCTTGCGAACCTGTAGCACCCTGAGGACCAGTAGCTCCCTGTGGGCCTGTTGCTCCTTGAGGTCCTGTAGCACCATCATCGCCATCAGATCCTGCAGCACCTGTAGCACCTTGTGGCCCTTGAGGTCCAGTTGCTCCTGTTGCGCCTTGTGGACCAGTGTTACCTATTGGCCCTTGCGGTCCTGTAGCACCATCGTTACCATCTGTTCCGGCTGCGCCCGTTGCTCCTGTAGCACCCTGTGGTCCTGTAGCACCTTGAGGACCTGTTGCACCAGTAGCACCATCGTTACCATCTGCACCTGCTGGTCCTGTAGCACCCTGAGAACCAGTAGCACCCGTTGCTCCGTCATTACCATCTGCTCCGGCTGGGCCTGTCGCACCCTGAGGGCCAGTGTTACCTATAGGTCCTTGTGGTCCTGTTGCACCAGTAGCTCCAGTAGGTCCTTGTAATGCAGCATTAGTTATAGTTGCTTTTTTCCATGTTGTAGAGGTAGCGTCATAAACAGGTATTATATCAGAACTTGTTAAACTTGTTTCAGTAGATAAGCCTGTTAGTGCATCAGGTAATGCAGTACTAGTTACGTCAGCCCCTGATGCAACAGAGTTTAGCTTTACATGATCTGCATCAGTAAAGGTATTACTATTCGAAGCATTTTCTACAAGCGCTTTAATTTCTGCTGCAGTTTGGTCATCTGTAGCAGTAGCTTGTACAGTATTAACCAGATTAGCTAATTCTCTTGATCTACTCATTTATATATACCACTCCGATTCAGGCATTTCATCCCAGTTTAACGTATCGTTATTCCATCTATATCTTAAATCATCATCCGGATATGCTACAGGAGGCACTCTTAAACCTGTCTCTGTATTTATATCCCAAGAAAAGCCTTCTCTTGCAGGTTCTACAAAAGCATCCAATGTGCTATCATAAGACCAACCAATAGAAGGGAAGTTTTTTCTTAACGGTGGTTCATCTGTTGGGTTTACACCGCCACTTGTATTATAGGAACACCTGATCCAAGTTTCATGGCCTGTAAGGTTTTGTAGATATGCTATGCCAAGTGACTCTAAGAACTCACCTTCATCGTTAATACAGTCTCTATTGGACACCCTTACAGTTTCAAGAACCAAATTATCTATTCCTATTTTGGCAAAATGAGCCATATCAATATCCTTTTAGTTTATGACAAATGAGCCACTGCTTGTAAAAGTATGGATAGTGTAACCACCCGAAGATGAAACTGTACCTCCAGTAGCCTTGGAAGACCCCAAGTAACGTATTCTCACTACCCCAGCCGTACCTGATCCAGAAGTTCCGCTATTAGACCCTCTGCCGCCTCTGCCCAAGTTATTACTGTAACCAAAGTTTGACGAACCTGACCAAGAAGCGGCTCCTGTCGTAGAAAGACTATTAGAGGCTCCATTTGGCCCGTTAATTGTTGTTATAGATGTTGCGGCTGAAGCGTGGAAGTTAGAACCACCAGAAGCACCTAAAGCTACGTTTTGAGCCTGACCGACACCGCCACTGTAGCCTCCGCCACCTGCACCACCACCGCCGCCATCGCCACTGTAGTTAAATCCATTTGCGCCGTTAGCAGTACCTGTAGCTCCACGGGGTTGATTACCACCGCCACCTGCGGCCTGTTCGTTTTGGTTACCCTCGTTAGAGCCACCTCCGCCACCGCCGCCCCCAGCAACAGCTATTACAACATTTCCGAACTCTATAGCAGAAGCACCTCCGCCACCGCCTCCAGAACCAGATGAGCCAGAACCTCCAGAACGACCACCCGTACCACCAGTACCAAAAGTAGAAGAACCAGCAGAACCTCCAGCGGCATTAGTACCGCCTCCAGCACCTCCACCGCCACCACCTACAGATATAGTCAGTGTTGTGTTTGTACTTTGTGAATAAGACCCTGAGATTAATGCGCCAGAACCAGCACCAGCACCGCCTCCACCTACGAGTAGATACTCAAACTCCAAAGCAGGTCCTGAAGTAGCAGGGTCCCAGTTTGTACCATTCCAAACATATAGCCTATTATCACCAGAATCATTATCAAACCATAAAGCACCTTTTGTGGCTGTAGGTGCGTTACTTTGTACAGCAACCCCTGGTCCTTGTGGACCTGTAGCTCCGGTTGCACCTGTTGCACCTGTTGGGCCTTGTGGGCCTTGTGGTCCTGTCGATCCGGTTGGTCCAGTATTTCCAGTAGGTCCTTGTGGGCCTGTTGCACCAGTAGGGCCTTGTGGACCTGTTGCCCCTGTAGCTCCGTCGTCTCCATCAGCCCCTGCTGGTCCTGTAGCACCCTGAGGGCCAGTTGCGCCTTGCGGTCCTGTAGCTCCGTCTGCTCCATCAGCACCTATAGCACCATCTGCACCTGCTGGTCCAGTAGCTCCTGTAGGACCTTGTAGGGCTGCATTAGTAATGGTTTGTTTTTCCCATGTACCTGCTGATGCATCATAGACAGGGATAAAGTCTCCACCTACAGCGTCTGTGCCTGTAGATAATGCAGTAAGAGCCGCTTTAACATTTGTTACGTCTGTTACATCTGCTGATGTTTCAATGCCATCTAGTTTAGTTTTAAGAGTGGTAGTAAAGTTCTTCTGTGTAAGACCTCCATCACCTACTGTATAAGTAGTGTCTGTAAACACGGCACCAGAAGGGACGTTTGTTAGAACTTGTGAATCATCTACTTTACCTGCCAAAGAATTTGTCATAGTTGTAGAAAAGTTTGCGTCGTCACCTAAAGCTGCAGCTAATTCATTTAGTGTGTTTAAGGCGGCAGGAGAAGAATCTACAAGGTTAGAAACTGCTGTATCTGCATAAGTTGTATAATAGGAACCGTGTTGACCATCTAAAGTGTCAGCGTCTACATTTAATGCGTCTATATCGGATTTGGTTTGGTCAGCAGTTGCGCCTGTCTCAATGCCGTCTAATTTAGAATGATCTGCATCTGTAAAGTTATTCTGAGAAAGCTCACCATCTTGTATCGAATACGTTGTATCAGTAAATACAGCATTAGCAGGAACATCTGTAAGAACTTGACTGTCCTCTACTTTATCCGATACTTTGTTGTCTACTTCAGTTTTATTATAACCGTCTACTTGGGTAACACCACCATTACCACCAATATAACCGCCCATTATGTTTGCTCCAATACACTCACAATAACATCGCACGAAGAAGCTGTATCACTTGTTACAATTACAGTATCAGCTGCTTCTAATATAATTTTACCATCTAGTACGGATAGAGCAGAACCTGATGGTATTGGTATTCCTTTAGCTAAGTAAACACCTGCAGTCTGCACATCTACATTAATAGCACCTGTTGTTTTATTTGCTAGGTTACAACCAATCATAACAGATGTAGTTGCACTTGGTACTGTGTATGTAGTAGTAGCGCTTGTACCAACATCTGCGCTTGTGTAGTTCTTAAATACGTTTGCCATTGTTTATATCACCCCAATGCTATGCTTAATGCTAATGCACTTGCTTCTGCAGTAGCTAATATGGTGGCTTTGTTGTCGCCTTGTAATGTTGCAGCATCTAGAGAACCTAAGTTTGATACAAAAGATGATGTTACCCTTGCGTCTATTGCTGAGTTTGCTCTTGCTGTAGTATAATATAAGTTTGTACCCTCTGACAAGTCTGAAGTTGACTTAGCAGTAAAGGCTGAGTTAAATCTCGCCTGTGTGTAATAGAGGTTTGTACCCTCAGATAGATTAGTCGTACTCTTAGCACTAAAAGCTGTATTGAACCTAGCATCTGTGTAGTACAAGTTAGTACCCTCAGAGAGATCACTGCTACTCTTAGCTGTAAATGCAGAGTTAAACCTGGCGTGAGTATAGTATAGGTTAGAACCCTCAGCTAAATCACCAGTGTCATGATTGCTTATAGATGAAACTGTTCCAGTGACGTTACCTATAAGATTAGTCGCTAAAGACTTGTTCATCGCCCATCTGTCATTAGATGAGTCATACGTAAATGTAGCGTTAGCACCGTCTACTGTAAGCCCAGCCCCATTGGCTGCACCTGCATTAGATGCACCCTCAGCTACTGTAATGTTTAGATCTGCTACAGATAGGTTAGAAGAGTTTACTGTTGTAGTTGTACCGTCAACCTGTAAGTTACCTGCAACTATAAGTGTACCAGTAGCATCACCATGTGCGGCAGGGTCTATCGTAAATGATGCAGGACCTCTGATGTAACCTGTTGTAACTATATTGCCTGTACTTAGTGCATCATTAGCGTCTAAGTAAACAGCCTTGTCTGCAGGGAGTGTAATGAACACATCCTTAGTACCTGCAGAAAAACTAACAGCACTATCGCTGTTGCTACTCTCTAGTATAGTTGTTCTTGTAAGTACACCTGAATTGTATGTACCTAATCCTACTTCCCATTCGTCTGCATCACGATTAGAAATAGCGTAGTATGTAGTATCACTGTTGGCAAGGGCAGAGCTAAAAGACTCAAAGCCTGTAACAGCGCCACCCAACGTAACAGCACCAGTGCCAGTAGTTGTAGCGGTTTCTTTTACTCTATCCTTGACAACGAGAGCCATAATATTGCTCCTTAAGCGATACGAATGATTGCGTTAGATGCGTCTGCTGTTGGGAACTGAACAACATAGTCACCATTTGTTGATGTCTTAGTTCCACCAAAGTCAATAACTGCTATAGCTTTATTGCCTTGTGATGTGTTGTAGATTATACAACCGTCTGCAGATATAGTAGCAGAAGACCAAGTAGTGTCATTAAAGTCAACAGTTGCAGTTGAGCCTGATAGTGCAATAGTTGCACCTGCTAGTGTGTTTCCACCTGTAGTATAATTAGTACCAGTAGCCTCATCTGAGTTACCTGTTACTGTACTATAATTAGCTGTAGATGCATTATAAGTTCCTGATGGAGAGTTCTTAATAAGTGCTATCTTTAGTGTGTCTGTATCTAGATCGTGAACACCACCAAGTAACTCTTGCTTGAAGCTGTTGCACATCGCCGTTGTAATAGCCATTGGTTATGTCCTTTATATTTATGAATGCACAAAAGGGCCAGCATAAAAGCCAGCCCCTAAGTTAATTGTTATATTAAGCAGCGTTAAACTTAGCTGTTACAATCGCTTCTGGGCGTAGGATCTTGCGGCCATATAAGTGCATCCCACGGCAGATGTCCGCAAAGCTATCTGGGTCACGGTATGTTTCCACTTTTGATAACTGTTCTGCAGTTGCTACTGCTGAGTCGTGTCCAGCTACGATAACACCATAGTTAGCGTTTTGGTTAGCTGAGCCAGATGTTCCTGCGCCTGTTCCTACTGCTGGTAAGTTGTTTGACTGATAAACACGGAAGCCGTGAATGTTTGCAGCCAATAAACCGTTCTGTAGTCCTGCACCACCGAAGTCTGCATTTAACAAGCGAGAATCTTCGTCTTTTAGCATCTCGATGAACACTGGGTCAAGTACTATCCATCTACCTCTAGTATCAACATTTGCTACATCCATTGTACGAGACATACGTGCTAGTACTTGTAATGGTGTTGCAGTTGATGTAGACATAGCAGTTGCACCTGTTAAACGTGGTGCTAATGGGATCGAGTGATCACCTGCAGATGTAGTTGTGATGTTACCGAAGTCACCCTTTTTCAACTTGTTTGCAGCTAATAGTTCGTCTGATCCTGCAGCAGCATCTGCTTTAGTACCATTTACCGTTGTGTTTACAGCGTTTGCAGTTGTGTAACCTGACAAGTACTTAAGAACATCATTGTCCATTGAGTCAGCCATTTTGTATGCTGCACGGTCTGTAGATAGACGCATGAAGTCTACGTGTGAATGAGCTTCTTCAATGTCATCCAATTTGAATGCAAAGTAGTTTGCTTTGTCGATAGTTAGTTTGAAATCAGCGTCAACTAAATCTTGTGTTGATACTGCAGTACCACGAGCTAAAGAATTAACAGTGATATCTGGTTCTTTAAGAATGCGCACTGAGTCGCCTTGTCCAGAAATCTCACCAAAATAGTCAGAGTTTGTGATTGCAGAAACAACAGCAGATTTTCTAAATGCTAACTGTGCTTGTTTTGAAAAGATCTCAGATGAGAAGTTTCCGTTGTTCAGGTTGGTGTAACCTGATGCCTTTGTAAATGCCATAATAATTTCTCCTATAGATATGACAGTTGGGGGAAGTAAAACATCATATCCACACAAGAGGCCAATACTTTTCTAGAGTATCTCTATTGCTAGATTTGCGGTCAAGCAGTAAAGGGTCTATACTTTATCGGGTAGTTCTATTAGTGGTTAGTGCTT